GATTAAGGTCATGATTTTCATTTAAAAGTTCTTGATAGGTCATTTTGTTCTCCAATTTAATTTATTAAATTAAGGTGAGCAAGGTCGTAAATCTCACTCACCATATATTAATTAATAAATACTACTTTCATAAATGTCAAGTAGTATTTTTAATTATTTTCTAAAAACTTGGATAATTCTTTTAATTCTCTTGACCAAGTTTCAACTTTGTAAGACATTTCAGAAGTTTTCTGAAATTCTTCTTCAGCATACTCGTGATGTGAATATTCTGAATATGCAAATTCTTGTAATTGCTCTGCAAATTCTTCTAATTGCTTTGCAACTTTTACTAAATTTTCCATAAGAAATCCCCAATTTAATTTATTAAATTAACTTCAACAGATTGTCCATCAATCTCAATAAGTGGCATAGTAACCTTGCCATTATTCATCAAGTATGTAAACTTATTTCTGTTAAATTCTTCAGTTGTCATTGAAACACTTTCAATGCCAAAGTCATTTTCTAGTATCGTCATGTTCAATCTCCAAAGTTATTAATTAATAATATAATATATTCATATACATTCATATATTATATTTTAATTATGTTGTCAACTGTTTAATGATTTCATCATTGCCATTCATCAAAACGACAACAACTTCATCATCTATTTATTTATTAATATATTCATATACATTCATATATTAATAAAAAATAGTAAGTAAACCAAAGGTTTAACTGCCTAATTTGTAGGCATATCATGTCGCAAATATATGCATTATACACGCATGAATGATGAAAATTTAAGCATTCATCTGCCTAATTTTTGTGCAATCTATAAGATTGCCTAATATTTAAGCACTTTAAGGTATCTCTTTAGAGATAATGAGACTTTGTAGACTATAGAGTCTACACCCCACCCCAAAAAATCGTGCGTGCATGTTATATATATATATAGGTGTGCCATATATGCAACAAAAATACCAGGATCTCTCATCAAAATAAAAAAAATAAAAAAAGTACTTGACAATTAAGTGGGGAGTAGTGTATAATTATATATAATATATAAAATTACTAAAACCATAAGTACATTGTTTTTTGTTTTTATTTGTTTTTCTTATTAAAATATATAAAAACATACAACAAAGGATACAAAATCATAGAAACCACAGATACTATAGAGACTATAGAGACTCCATCACAATTTGAAGCTCTCTTAAACCTACAATCACTTGTTTCCCACAAAGTTCAACAGGATTCTAAAGGAGATTTTATAACATTTGTTAGACAAATGGCTCCAATGCTTGTTTCTGATTGGAAGATGGGTAAACATATAGAGGTTTTATCAGAGAAACTACGTCAATTAGAGTCTGGTGAGATAAAAAGACTTATGGTCTTTCTACCACCACGTTCATCAAAGTCTGTTATTTGTTCTAAATTGTTTCCTGCATGGTATATTGGAAGGAATCCAGAACATGAGATACTTACTGTTTCCCATAGTGACCAGTTATCAAGCGATTTTGGTCGTTCTGTCAGAGATTTGGTTAATGCTGAAGAGTTTCAGAATGTTTTCAAAGGAGTGTCCTTACGTTCAGATGTACGAGCAGCAGGAAAATGGAAAACAAACAAAGGTGGACAATACTATGCTGCTGGAGTACGATCCCAGATTGCAGGAAGAGGTGCACACATTGCGATCCTTGATGATGTCATGTCAGAAGAGGACTCATACTCTGAAGCAGGTAGAAGATACGTTAAGGAATGGTATCCAGCAGGATTAAGAACACGTATAATGCCTAATGGTTCTATACTTATTATTAATACTCGTTATCATTATGATGATCTTTGTGGATGGTTACTAAAACAAGAAGAGAATATGGGGGATTATGATGTTATTCCTTGGGAAGTTGTACGTATTCCAGCATGGCTTGATGAAGATGCAGCAGAATTATTGAATTTACCTGTAGGTTCTAGTTATTTTCCTGAATGGAAACCAGATGAAGTACTACGTGTAGATGAACATGAAATAAAAGCGTCAAATGGTGCACGATATTGGAATGCATTATATATGCAAGATCCCACACCAGATGAAGGTGGGTTAATAAAAAAGAAATGGTTAAGATGGTGGGAATATGGTGAACCACCACCATGTGATTTTATACTACAAACGTATGATACAGCATTTTCTACCAAGACAACAGCAGATTATAGTGTTATTCAGACATGGGGTATATTCTCTATGTATGATGAAAGTGAAGAAGGTATAGAATCTTTTCAAGGTAATCTTATTTTATTAGGAAACATTAAAGGTAGATTTGAATATCCAGAATTAAGACGTATGTCACAACTATTATATCAAGAACATAGACCTGATGTATGTATGATAGAAAAGAAAGCATCAGGACAATCATTAATACAAGATATGCGTAGAGCTGGTATACCTGTGTTAGAATATTTACCTGATAGAGATAAGGTATCCAGAGTATATGCAGCGACTCCTATGATGGAAGCAGGTAAAGTATGGTTTCCTAAAAATAAAAAGTGGTCAGAAGATTTATTAGAGGAAATGTTACGTTTTCCAAATGCTGCACATGATGACCAAGTTGACGCAATGACTATGGCTATACACTATGTAAAAGAGTCTTGGCATCTATCACATCCTGAAGATCCAGAGTGGGAAGATGAACCAAGAGAAAAAAAACTTGCATACTGGAGAGTTTAGTGTTATAATAGTTGTATGGAAAAAAAGTGTGCTTTTGTACCTAAACAAAAACATACGATAACTATCACTAATAAATACGATCCTAACGTAGATTATTATAGAGAAAGAGAGAGACAGTATGGGAACAAAAATAAACATACAACCCACAAAAACAAAACTAAAGTATGATACTAAAGCAGGTGATAAAATGAATATTGATCTGCAAGGTTACATTAAAAATAAAAATTTATTTACAAAAGATCCATTAAAAGGTTCAAAAATAAAAGGCAGAGTACAATATAAAAAAGGTCGTCACTCTGTAACAGGTACTGCGTCTCATAGACCAGGTGGAGAAAGTACTGTAGGAGCCAAGTATACATTAAAGTTTAAAAAAGGTGGAAAGATAAAATAATGGCAACAGAAAAAAATCCATTTGAAAAAATTAGAGAAGAAATAACTAATGTAGTTCAAATGCCTACACCTGAAGAAATGATAGAAGGTGCACCAACATTTGAGATGGAAGATGATGGTGGTGTTACTGTAGACTTTACAGGTGTTGTAGAAATGGAAGCTGAAGAATCTATACAAGAATGGTATGGAGATCTTACAGATACAGTAGAAGATGAAGATCAAAAAACTATTGCAGCAGATGTTATAGATAATTATACTGCAGACAAAGAGTCTCGTTCTGAATGGGAAGCAATGTTTGAAAAAGGTTTTGATCTTCTAGGTTTAAAGATAGAAGAAACTGCAGAACCATTTGAAGGTGCGTGTACAGCAGTACATCCAATGTTAATAGAATCTGCTGTTAAGTTTCAATCTAAAGCTATACAAGAATTATTTCCACCAGCAGGTCCAGTTAAAACACAGATATTAGGTAAGTCTACTCCTGAAAGAGAAGATCAAGCTAATCGTGTACAAGAGTTTATGAACTATCAAACAACAGAGCAAATGCCTGAATACTTTGATGAGTTTGAAAGAATGCTGTTCCACCTCCCTTTGATTGGATCAGCATTTAAAAAAGTTTATTATGATGCTAATTTAAAAAGACCAGTATCTGAATTTGTTCCTATTGATCAATTCTATGTTTCTTATTATGCATCTAATTTACGTAAAGCAGATAGATATACCCATGTTATATATAGAAGTCCTGTTGAGTTAGCAAAAGATATACGATCAGGAATCTATAGAGATGTAGAATTACCAGAAGCAACAAATCCACAACCTACATCTTTTTCAGAAAAAATGGATACAATTATTGGTTTGTCTCCTACAGCAACAAATGATCCACAATATACATTACTAGAACAACATTGTTATTTAGAAATAGAAGAAGACTATGCTCTTCCTTATATTGTTACAGTAGAAGAGAAGTCACAACAAATTTTAAGTATTCGTAGAAACTATAAGAAGGATGATAAGAATCAAGAGAAAGTGTCTCACTTTGTTCATTACAGATTCGTACCAGGCTTTAGTTTCTATGGATTTGGTCTCATGCACTTTTTAGGAAACTTAACTATGACTGCTACTGCAGCCATGAGAAGTTTAGTGGATGCAGGTCAATTCGCAAACTTACCAGGAGGTTTCAAAGCAAAAGGTGTTAGAATTGTTGGAGACAATGATCCTATATCACCAGGTGAGTTTAAAGAAGTTGAAGCCACAGGGCAAGATTTAAACAAGGCTATTGTCTCTCTCCCCTATAAAGAGCCTTCCTCTACCCTATATAATATGCTTCAATTCATAACTCAAACAGGTCAAAAGTTTGCTGACTCTACAGAACAAATTGTTTCTGATGCAGCATCTTATGGACCTGTGGGTACAACAATGGCATTACTAGAAGCGTCTAGCAAGTTCTTCTCTGCTATTCACAAGAGATTACACAAATCTCAAAGAGATGAATTTAAAATACTTGCACAGATAAACTATGATTATCTACCTTCAGAGTATCCATATGAAGTACCATTTGCTGAGAAAAGTGTATTAAAACAAGACTTTGATGGTAGAGTAGATGTGATACCAGTATCAGATCCTAATATTCCATCAAATGCACATAGGATGATGATTGCACAAATGGCATTACAAATGGCACAGCAATCACCTCCTGGTATGTTTAATCTTGAAGCATTAAATAGAACAATATTAAATTCTGCTAATATGCCTAATATGGAAGAAATACTTCCACCAAAGAAAGAGCCACAAAAATTAGATCCTGTATCTGATATAATGGCTGCAACTAAAGGTATACCTATTGCAGCGTTTCCAGGACAGAACCATGATTCACATATACAAGTGAAGATGATGTATCTACAAGATCCACAGAATGGTGCTAATCCTATAATGGCAAGATTAAAACCAATACTAGAAGCAAACATACAAGAACATTCTGTATTAAAATATCAAGAACAAATGAATGGTATGGCAAGAGCTGCAATGGAACAACTACCACCAGATCAAGCACAGAATCCTCAAGTTGCAGAAATGGCTATGGCTACTGCAGCTCAACAAGTATTAAATGCTAATCAAATGGGACAAGCTCAATCACCTGAACAACAAATGGTTGCATTAGAGCAAGCAAAAGTAGAATTAGAAAAACAAAAATTACAAGCAACTATGGCTAAACATTCTGCAGATTCTGCATTAGATGCACAAAGATTAGAATTAGAAGAAGCAGAGTTAATGGTACAAGCTGGTAAGACTGGTCAAGATGCTATGCTGAAGAAAGAAAAAGCAGATCTTGATAGAGCTTCAAAAGAAACTATGAAAGCTTTAGACTTATTAACAAAGACAACTTTAGCAGAAGAAAAGAATGCTATAGATATGGAAAAGATTCGTATAGATGCTTTAGAAAAAGTATCTAGTATGGAGAATCTGGATGACAGAGAAAGAAGTTTTAAACTTATTGATGTTATTACAGATTTATTAAAAGAAGAAATGAAAGGAGCAAATAATGTCAATAGGGAATAAAGCATATCCTGTTAAAAAAGGTGTGACTAATGGATACCCAACTCATGTTCCAAATGGAGATGGTGGTATGTATGGTGACTTTACTAAAATGTCACAAAGTGACTATGGCAGTAGACCTAAAAAAGGTGTGTTAAATCAACGTGAAGATTCTTCTTGGAAGTATCCTTCACCAACTAGAGGAAAAAGATAATGTGGAAATCACCAATTATTAAAGAAATATCTGTTGGATTAGAAATTAACTGCTACGCTTGTGCAGAAATTTAATACATGGATATTTGGGATGAGGTCGTTAGTGAATATAATAACGAACTCAATAAATTAAGAAATAATGTAAGTGATGGGCAAGCAGATAACTTTGCCCATTATCGTCAACTTGTTGGTAATATGTATGGAATTGAATGGTCCAGAAATAAACTAACAGAGATCGTTAAAAAAAGATTATACGAAGAAGAGGATGACTAATGCAACAGGTACATTTAGGTAATTCAATTAAGAATGACATGTGGATTACAGATGAAGAAGAAAAATCTACTCCAGATGTCTTGCCTGAACTTCCAGGTTTTCATGTACTCGTAAGACCTGTATCAATAAAAGAAAAAACTAAAGGTGGTATATTACTACCTAATTCAACTAAAGACGATATGTCTTATCTAACAACTATAGGTAAGGTTTTAAAAATAGGTGAACTTGCTTATGCTGATAAAGATAAATTTCCTAAAGGACCTTGGTGTCAATTAGGAGATTATGTTTGTTATGCTAAACATGCTGGTCAAAAGATACAATATAAAAATATTAAAATGATTTTATTGTATGATGATCAAGTAATAATGAAAGTACAAGATCCTAAATTTTTAGATCCTACTTTTAATTTAACTAAATATAGTACATAAAATTTGCTTAATATAAAATTTTAGTGTATAATATAATAATAGAAGTACGTAAGTCGTATGTCTCGTAAACAACGAAAGGTAAACAAATGGAACAAGAACAAGAAGAATGGAGTGAAGTAGATACTACAGCTCCTAAAGAAGAAAAAATAGAATATGAAGTAGAAGGTGAAGAGAATGAAGAAGATAAAGTTCCTTCGCCTGTTACAACAAAAGAAGAAATTACAACAGAAGAAGCTCCTAAAAAAGAAGAACCTAAAGAGCTTGAAGGTATAGAAACAAAAGGAGCTCAAAAAAGAATACGTCAATTAGTTAAGCAACGTAAAGAAAGAGATGAAAAACTTGCTGAACTAATGAGACAAAATGAAGAGTTAAATAAAAAGTTAAATAGTTCACAGCATCAATTTAATACTGTTTCTAAATTAAATTTAGATGCAAGTGAAAAACAAATAACAGATAAATTAGAATTAGCTCGTAATGCTTATAAGTCAGCACATGAAGAAGGCGATTCTGCAAAGATATTACAAGCTCAAGAATTTTTAAACGAAGCACAAAATGATTTAAAATCATTGAATGTAACGAAACAACAATTTGATCAACAACCTGTACAGCAAGAACAACCACAACAACCTGTACAGCAACAGTATCAACCACAGCCTACTCCAGATCCAAGAGCTTCAGAATGGGCACAAAGAAATGAATGGTTTGGTTCAGATCAAGTTATGACTGCAGCATCTTTAGCAATAGATGGTCAGTTAAAAGAAGAAGGTTTTAATCCTACAGATCCAGAGTATTATACTGAAATAGATCGTAGGATGAGAGAAACATTTCCTCATAAGTTTGCAGCGAATGCTGCTCCAGTTGAGGAAGTTCGTAAGCAGGAAGAAGCGTCAAAACCTGCTCAAGTGGTGGCTGGAGCATCTCGCAGCTCTCCAGGTTCTAGTAAGAAAGTTAAGCTATCAAAAGAAGATATTAGATTAGCTAACAAATGGAATATACCACTTGAACAGTATGCTCTTGAAAAACAAAAAGCTGATAGAGCTGAAGGAGAGTATACAACAATAAATATGCAGCGTGGAGGAAATAAATAATGACACGAATTAATAGTACACGTAGTTCTAATTTAAGAGAACAAGAAACTAGAAAACAAGAAGCTAGAGAAGAAGTTGAATATACATTTGAAGAACAAGATGTAGTTCATATTCCCCAAGCAGTTAAAGATCGTTTTACCAGCGAAGGTATGACATTAGGATGGTTAAGAATGACACTTAAAGGTCAAGATGATGTCAAACATATAGGTAAGAAACTGCAAGAAGGCTGGCAATTTGTTGACTTGGCTGAAGTTCCTGAAATGAGTGCAACATCTTTCGTGAGAGATGAAGGTAGATACGCAGGGGTAGTCTGTCGTGCTGACGTAGGATTAGCAAAAATCCCAACTGCTAAATACGAAGCTAGAAGTAAGTTTTACAGAGATAAAAGTAAAGCCATGAATGATGCGATTAATTCGCAACTCATGGGTAATAATAACTCTCGTATGCCTATTTCTAATAACAGTAAATCTAAAGTAGTAACAGGAAGACAACCTAACTTTCAGGATTAATCCTTTTATTACTTATAATAAAGGAGAAAGAAAATGGCATCAGTAGACGCTTCTCGTGGTCTTGTACTAGCGAGAAAAAATGGTTCAGGTTCTAACTCTACTGGTATTGACACTATTGATTTGAATGTTTCCCCAAAGGTTGCATCAGCATTATTGCCTACAACAATGTTTACAGGAGATCCTATAGTCATTGATTCATTAGGTACAATAATTCCAAGTCCTGCTAACGTAACAGTTAAAACAGCAGGAGTATTCCAAGGAATTAGTTATGTAGACGCTTCAGGAAATCAAGAATTTAGTAGATACTGGACAGGAGGAACCACAGCCACAGATGTTAAGATCCATGTAGCAAGAGATCCAGATCAAACATACTTTATACAAGCAGATGCAACAGTAACTGCTTCAGCAGGTATGGGAGCTGGTGTATATAATGCACCTTGGATTCTAGCAACAGGTTCAACTAAAACAGGTAATAGTGCCTATGTTTTAGATGCATCTGGTCCAACACAAGCAACAAGTCATATGAGAGTAATACGTAGAGCACCTTGGGATACAGGTATTGGAGCATCAGCAGGTGTGACAGACGCATATCCTTGGTATGAAGTACGTATCAATTCACATATGGACAATTATATAACAACTACTGTTTCAACAGCTTAATTAGGAAAGGAATAATTAAATGGCTATAAATAGAGCAAGTATTGCCAAAGAGCTACTTCCTGGACTGAATGCAGTTTTTGGAATAGAATATGGCAGTGTAGAAGACGAACACAAACCATTATACGAAATAGAATCATCAGACAGAGCTTTTGAAGAAGAAGTACTCTTCACAGGTTTTGGTGCTGCACCTACTAAAGGTGAAGGTGCTGCTGTTGTTTATGATGATGCATCAGAAAGTTATACTTCAAGGTATACAAACGAAACTGTTGCATTAGCATTCGCAGTAACTGAAGAAGCTATGGAAGATAATCTATATGATACTTTTGCAAAATTAAGAGCAAAAGGATTAGCAAGAGCTATGGCAAGTACAAAACAGCAAAAAGCTGCTGACTTGTACAACAATGGCTTTACAACAAATCAAGGTGATGGTGTACCTATGTTTAGTGCAGCACACCCAGTAACAGGTACTGGTACAGTAACAAACATTACTACAGCAGCAGCTATAGCTGAAGGTACTATAGAAGCAGCGATCATTCAGATACAAAAAACTACTGATGATCGTGGTATTCTTGTAGGTGCTTCAGGTGTTTCATTACACGTACCAACAGACCTATTGTTTACAGCAGATCAATTATTAAATACTCCAGGTACAACTGGTGGAGCTAATAATGACATCAATGCTATTAGACATCTAGGTGTATTGCCTGATGGATTCTATGTGAACAGAAGATTTACAGATGTAAATGCTTGGTTCATTAAAACAGACGTACCTAATGGTACTAAAATGTTTAACAGAACTCCATTACAAACTAAAATGGAACCAGATTTCGATACTGGCAACTTACGTTTTAAAGCACGTGAAAGATATTCTTTTGGTGTTTCTGACTGGCGTGGTTGGTTTGGAAATCAAGGAGCCTAATTATAAATATTGGAGGAGAGTAGAGATATTCTCCTCCTCTATAATATAAGGAAAGATATATGTCTACAAATATAACTACAGCTTTTAAATCAGGTGATGGTGTTATTGTTTCTCCACAAGTTGTGAGTACTACAGATAATGCAGGAAACTCTATTGCTGTAACTTTACCTCATGTAACTCGTATACTTGCTGTACATGCTTATTCTACTGTAGCTGGTACATTTGATATAGGTGATAAAAATGGAAGTAAAATTAAATTCCAAGTTGCTGCAAGTGGAACACAAGATATTTATATGGGTGAAGTAGGAGTAAAGTGTGAAGGCACAGTAAGTGTAAGCACACCTGATGCAGGTGGTGTAACTCTAGTATTAGGATAATTATATGCCTAACTATTCATATTTAAAAACTGACATCATTAATACAATAGAAAATGATTCGTCAGAATTTGAAACTCAAATACCTTATTTTGTTGAAAAAGCAGAAGGTCGTCTAATAAAAGAATTAGATGATGTAGCTCTTGATACTTATGCATCAGTTGCTATATCAGCATCTAATCCTGTTGTTAGTTTACCTGATGGAGCTTTAGTAGTGCGTAATGTAAATTATACAGCTAGTGCAACAAATATTAAAACAAATTTATTACAACGATCTTATGAGTATGCAATAGATTATTGGGGATTTGTAAGTGCATCTACAGGTACTCCAAGATACTATGCAAGAAAAACTAATTCACAAATTTATATTGTACCTACTCCAGCATCTACAGTTGCAGGTGAAATACAATATACAAAACGACCACTAGGTTTAGCAAGTGCTACAGGTACAAGTGCAACAACATCTAACTACTTTAGTGAAAGTTGTTACAATGCTTTATTTGCAGCATGTATGATAGAAGCAAATTATTTTATAAAAGATTTTCAAGTGCTTCAAGCATGGGAAGGTAAGTACAAAAATTCAATAGATGCTCTTCGTAATCAAGCAAGACGTACTAGACAAGATGATATGCAATCAGCTAATAGTCCTACAGGTGGACCTAATACAGTTATACAAGGAGCAAATTAATGGCTATTAATAAAACAAAAGTAACAAAACAGGTAAAAATGCCTGGCAAATTAAAGAAAAAAGATAAAGAAAAATTAATACAAGTTGCAGGTAATATGACTTTTAGAGATACAGATGGAACTCGAAGGCATGTAAGACAAGTACCTTTTGATTCATTACCTCGTAATATTCAATTAAAATTATTCAAACAATATTATGGTGGAGATTTTGGATATAAAAATGAAAGAGAATTTTGGGGAGATAAAAAAGGTGGTCAAATTGCCCAAGCTCCTAAAATTACTAAAAGAAAATCAGGTGGCAAAGTAGGATCAGGTTCTGCTTTTGTTGCATCATTATATAAATAAAGGAGAAAATAATGCCTACTTATAATAACGACAAAATAATAGGTGCACAAGGTAGAGTAGCTATTAATAAAAAATTAAGTGACATCAATGGTGTTCCTACAGGACAAGGATATGGAGCAGCACGTAAAGGACCACAAGTAAAAGGACCTATTGAAGCTGTATCTGATGCTGACTATTCTCAAGGAGAATCATTTGAAATGAGTACAAAACCAGTTTCAAATCTTGGAGTAAAATAATGGCACTAAAAACATTAATAAAAACAGCAATTAAAAAAGGAAGTAAAAAACCTAAAGCAGGTCCTCCTACAAAAAAACAAGCTATTCAAGAAAAAATAAATAAATTAAAAAGTAAGAGATCAGACGCTCAAGCAATAAAAGGTAGAGCAGCACCAAGCGAAGCAGCACACAAACGTAATGCTAAAGAAGCGAATGCTAAAATATTAATTATTAACAAGAAAATAGATATATTAGAAAAACAAAAAAAAGCTCTTGACAAACCTAAAACTAAACCTAAAGTAAAAAGAAAAAGTCCTGATCGTTCAAAAGTAATGGATTATAGTGGTAAGATGGGTTCTGCAGTAAGAGGTGCAAGATATAAAGGTAAGAAAGAAGCGTTTGAAAAATTAGTTGATAAAGTAGAAGATTTAAGAGCACAAGGAAAAATAGAAGAAGCTAATAAAATTATGAACTCTCGAAAATTTAAAGATTTAGGTGATTGGGATGCAGACTATGCTGGAAGAAAATCTGGTGGACCTATAGTTAAGAAACCTATGGGTGGTAAAGTTTATAAAAATACTGTAGCACGTAAACATGGTGGAGCTATAGGAACTGGAGCTGCTCTTCGTGGTTTTGGTAAAGGTTATAAGAAAGGTTAATATAATGGTTGCAAAAATAGCATTAAAAACTTTAGTTAAACGTGGTCGTAAATCTAAACGTGGTAGACCTAAAAAGAAAGTTGAAGTAAAAAAGAAACAGGTTGTAAAAAGAACAGATCCTAATAAAATTACACGACTTAAAGGTGAAAGTGATGCTGCTTTTAAAAAGAGAAAAGCTGCTATTAAAAAAGAAGTAAGAGAGTCTGCAAGAGAAACAGCTAAAGATCAAACACCACCTAAAACAAGTGGAGGTGCAAGAGATGAATTAGGTCGTTTATTATCTAAACATATTCCACCTTCAAGAAAAGAAATGTCTAAAGCACAGTTTCGTAGACTTGTAAAACAAGGTCTTATTGGTGTTACAAAAAAAGGTGAAGTAAAAAATATAGGAAAATTTGCAGATATACCTGAAAATGTTATGAAAGAATTACGTGGTTATACTAGAAAAATAAGTAAAGAAGAATTAGAAGAATTAGCAAGGATGGGTATAACTGTTAAAAAAACTGGTGGAATGGTTAAAAGAAAATTTGGAGGTCAAATAGGTACACCTAGAGGAGTTGGAGCTGCACTACGTGGCTATGGTAAAGGCTATAAGTAGTGCCTTTTAAATCTACAAAACAAAAAAAGTATCTAGCTATTAATAAGCCAAATGTTTATAAAAAATTTAAAAAGGAAGAGCAAAATATGCATAGTAAAAAAATGGTAAATAGACCTATGGGTGGTAAAGTTTATAAAAATATTGTAAAAAAACCTATGGGTGGTAAAGTTTATAAAAATATTGTAAAAAAACCTATGGGTGGTAAAGTCTACAAAGTAGATAATTCAGGGCAACAAATGGTTGCTAAACAATATGGAGGAAAAATAGATGGATAAAATTATGTCAAGACTAAAAGAACCATCATCATATTCTGCTATTGCAGCAGTATGTGCTATGGGTGGTATCATTGTTCCTAATCCTATGTGGCAAACAATCTGTTTAATTGGTTGTGGTGTTGCAGGTGTTGCAGGATTTTGGATGAGTGAAAAAAAGAAATAGGAGTTAATTAATGTTAGCTGGTCTACCTGTTGAAATGCTTACAATGCTAGGTTCTAGTTTACTAGGTGGTATGATGACCATTTGGGGACAGAAAGCAAAAGAAAGAGCTAATCAACAGAAAATGCTTCTTGCTAGAGGTAAGTTTCAAATGGATGAAATTAACAAAGCAAGAGAATTTGACAACAAAGGATTTCAATGGACACGTAGAATTATTGCATTAACAGCAGTATTCTTTATCATTGCATTTCCTAAATTAGTTCCAGTATTTACTGATGTAAATGTTATTCTTACATGGACAGAATTTGAGCCTGGTTTTTGGTTCTTAATAGATAAAAAAGAAGTAGTTATGGACAAAGTATTTAATGGTGTTATTATTACACCACTTGATACACATTTAATGTCAGCAATTATTGGATTATATTTTGGTGGGAGTTTAGTTAAGAAGTAATGGCTACACGAAAAAAAAGTAATATGAAAGGCTTGACCATAAAAGGTGGTTATAAAAGACCAACTAAAAAAGGTGCAGGCATGACAAAGAAAGGAGTTGCTAAATATCGTAGGCAAAATCCTGGTAGTAAATTACAAACTGCAGTAACAGAAAAAAGTCCTACAGGTAAACGTGCATCAAGAAGAAAGAGTTACTGTGCAAGATCTGCAGGACAAATGAAAAAGTTTCCTAAAGCTGCAAAGAATCCTAATTCAAGATTAAGACAAGCAAGAAAAAGATGGAGATGCTAAATGTTAAAGAAACCTAATAATCCTGGTTTAAAAAAATTATCACGTAAAGTTAGAAATAAAATGGGTTATGCCAAATCAGGAGGTAAAGTATCTAATGTAAAAACAGTAAATGCACCTAAAGGTTTTCATTGGATGAAAAAAGGTAAAGAATTTAAACTAATGAAAAATCCTTCTACTGGTTATAAACCTCATAAAGGAGCATCATTAAAAGCTTCTTTTCCAATTCAAAAAATTCATAGAGGTTAATTATATTGGCAAAACTTTGTGCAAAAGGAAAAGCTGCAGCTAAAAGAAAGTTTGATGTATATCCATCAGCATATGCTAATATGTATGCATCAGCAGTATGTAGTGGCAAAGTAAAACCAGGTGGTAAAAAGAAAGTTAAGAAAGCTAAAGGTGGTGGATTACGTGAATGGGTAAAAGAAAAATGGGTAGATATAGGAGCACCTAAGAAAGATGGTAAGTATCAACCTTGTGGTAGAAAATCTACTAAAGGTTCTAAACGTAAGTATCCTAAATGTGTTCCATTAGCAAAAGCAAAAAGAATGACAGCATCACAAAAAACATCTGCAGTAAAAAGAAAAAGATCTAAAGCTCAAGGTGTAGGTGGTAAACCAACAAACGTAAAAACATTTGCTGCTAAACATGGTGGTACTCTTTTAGTAGCATCTTGTTATGATTAAAGGTTAAACAATGGCAACATCAGGTACATATAATTTTAATTTAGATATAGACGAAGTAATTCAAGAAGCTACTGAAATGATAGGTGGTGAAGAAACATTAGGTCATACACCTGCTTCTGCTAGACGATCAATTAACTTAATGTTAACTGATTGGCAAAACAGAGGTATTTGTTTATGGTCTATAAATACAACTGTAGTAACTGTAACTGATACAGTAGCTTCAGTATCTTTATCAGATTCTACAATAGATACATTGGCTATTACATATTCAACAAGTGTATCAGGAACTGATATAGCATTAGAAAGAATATCACGAGAAGAATATCATAATGTTCCTAATAAAAATCAATCAGGTAGACCAACTCAATATGCTATTCAACGTAATCGTGATAATCCTACTATAATGTTATATCCAACTCCAGATAATTCTACTGGTGTTTTAAATATAGAAAAGTTTAATCAATTAGAAGATGTAAATAAATCTGCTGGACAAAATGCAGATATGCCTAAAAGATTTTTACCAGCATTAACATGTGGTTTATCATATCAATTAGCAATGAAAAGACCTGGTATACCAATGGATAGAATACAAATGTTAAAAGCAAACTATGAAGAAAAATTAATGCATGCTATGGAAGAAGATAGAGAAAGAGCAAGTTTATTTATTAAACCTAAAGTAGGATATATTTAATGGCATCTAATCGTAATGCAATGGCTATGTGTGATCAATGTAGTTTTGTTTATCCACATAGAATTATGCAATTAAGTAGTTATAATACATTAGTTTGTCCAACATGTTTTGATGGTGCATATGATTTAAAAAACCATCCACAAAATAGAATAGCAGATGTAAGAGATAATCCAGTAATACAAAACCCAAGACCTGATACAGGTGGTAGAAATTTAGAATGGCAACAAGCAAGTTTTGATTGGGATGATTCTACAGTACGATATTGGAGTAACGCATGAGTACATTAACAAGTAAACAAATATCAAAAACATATAAACAATTATTAAAAATGAATGTAAGTGCCAATACTGGTGTTACAGGTGATTTACAAAATATACAATCAGGTGATGGTACTAATTCAGCATTACAAATATCTACATCAGTTATAAATGTTGCAGGTAAATTTGGAGTATCAGAAGATGCTTCAGTATCTGGTGATCTTTTAGTAGGTAGTAAAGTTTGTGCTTCTGCATATTATGGTGATGGATCTAATTTAACAGGTATAACATTTACTGGAGATGCTTCAGTATCTAGTTTAATAGTTACAGGTAATGCTACTATAGGTGGTAATGTTACTGTTGGTGGTGATATAATGGTATCTGGTGGAGAGATACAAATTAAAAATGGTGGTGCACAATCTAATATAAAACTATATTGTGAATCAGGTAATTCACATTATGCAGCTTTACAAGCTCCTCCACACTCTTCTTTTAGTGGTAATATAACAATAACATTACCAGTAAGTACTGCAACATTAGTAGGTACATCTACTACTGATACATTAACAAATAAAACATTTGGAGATGCAGTAACTTTTGATGATGACATATCTGTAAGTGGTAATTCAAATTTTGGTGGAACTGTAACAGTTGCAGGTGCTGTATCATTAGCATCTACATTAAGTGTAGGAGGTGCTGTTAATCTTGCAAGTACATTAACTGTTGTAGGTACTACACATTTAAAAGATACAGTAACAGTAGGTGGTAATGCTACATTTAAAGAAAAAGTATGTGCATCAGCTTTCTATGGAGATGGTACTAATATTACAGGTATTCCAATTACAGGAGATATATCTGTAGCTAATGCTGTAATAGGAGGAACATTAAGTGTATCAGGAGCTTCTCATTTAAAAGGTACAGTATCTGTAGGTGGTGCAGCAAACTTTGCATCAACTGTAACAATTATAGGTAATGCAACATTTGATGGAGATGTATCTGTATCAGGTGATATGAATATAGGAGGTCATACTACTATTGCAGGTGCAGTAAGTATGGGTAGTACATTAGATGTAGCAGGTAACACATCTATAGGTGGTACATTTATGGCAACAGGTGCTGCAACATTTGATGATGATGTATCTGTATCAGGAGGTTTAGTAGTTGGTGGAACAGTTACTATAAGTGGTGCTAATGTACAAGCTGCAAATGCTAAAGTTTGTGCAAGTGCTTTTTATGGTGATGGTGCTAATCTTACTAATGTACCTGTAGCAATAACAGGAGATATATCAGTTGATAATGCTACAGTAGGTAGTAATCTTTATGTAGGTGGTACAGTTACAGTTATAGGTAATGCAACATTTGATGGAGATGTGTCTGTATCTGGAGATATAAATGTTGGAGGACATGTAACTATAGCAGGAGCAGTTTCTTTAGGAAGCACATTAGACGTTGCAGGAAATACATCTATAGGTGGTACATCTAATATAACAGGTAAAGCAGAATTTGAAGATGATGTATCAGTAAGTGGTAATGCTATTATAGGTGGTACAGTAAGTCTTGGTGGTGGTATCGTAGATGTTAAAAATGGAGGATCTAGATCAGTAATAAGATTATACTGTGAATCAGGTAATTCACATTATGCTGAAGTAAAAGCACCTGCACATTCTGATTTTTCTGGTAATATAAGTTTAGTATTACCTTCATCTGCAGATACATTAGCAGGTATTGCAGCAACACAAACATTAACAAATAAAACATTTGGAGATAAAGTAGATTTTGATGATGATGTTTGTGTATCAGGTAATACAGTATTAGTTGGTAATTTAGCAGTAGGTGGTACAGCAACTGTAGCAGGTAATGTATCATTAGGTG